CTTAATACCGAAATATTCAGCCACGTCAAAGGCAGTACTTTCGTCCCACTCGACAAAGCAGCCCTTTACCCGGTATATTTCACAAAGCACATAGTCGTACACCGCAATACCTTGGCATCCGAATGTCTTCTTCAGCCGCTTGATACGGATGTCCATGTACCTGTCGGTATCTACCCGATAGAAACTCAGTCCAATCTTATTGTTCGCCATATTCAATTGTTCTTCAAATAGTCGTCCACTTCCCGTTTGAAATCGTCAATGGAACGACACACCACGTATTTATACTCATCATCGGCACACACGATGTTCTGCCATATCTTTTGGGTTTCACGCTGTCTGCCTTTGCGAGTCTTCATTTCAATAAGCAATGCTCCGTAGTCACGGTTGCTTTTCAACAGGATAAGGTCTGCCACTCCAGCTACCACTCCTTCGGCTTTCAGTTTTGCAGCTGTTGTTTCGTCACGCCTACCCCCGTTGGGTACGGCAAACAGCCTGCCTTTTAGCTTAGGGTACTGGAGCGAGAACCAATGTACACATGCGCATTGTATGCGGTGTTCTTCGTCATTGTGATGCTTCCGGATTCCTGATTCCTTTTTCATCCGTGACATCATTTCGTCAAAGGTTGTCTTTTTCATAGGCATCAATCTAAGTATTCCGTTGAAAATTCCCTTGGGATGAAGCAGCCTACGGGAATGGATTTTGCCGATTCTATAGCCGTGTGGATTTCCCTCTTGTTGTAATCATGACCTCTTGATATTGCGGCTACCTCACATTCTTCTTCTTTCTTTATGAGATAGTGGGTAATCAGCATCATAGCCCTATCTACATTGAAGGTGTGAACGACAAAAACTTGTGTATGGACTTCTTCTTCGAAAGTGATGTTGACCTCAAGCTGATAGAATTTCTTTTCTTCGGCTTTTTCTTCCTCGTTCTCTTCGGCAAAGGCTTCCATGAGGTCCTTATCATCTACCTTTCTTGTCGTCAGATTGTCTTCAAGGATAACACATGAGTCAAATTCCTTGACCATCAAAATGCAGAAGCCTTTCGTGAAGTTCAATTCGATATAGTCTTTCAGAATATCCAATGCATTGTTGATGCTTGTCGCATAGAGTAGAAACTTGTGCTTCTTGTCGCCGATTTCCGCTTGTGACAGGAACGGGTACAAATGTTTGTTTTCCACTTCGAATGCCACACGATTCTGATTGCTTACTTCGACTTCGGTAACTCCGTCGGCTTGCATACAGAACTGAATACGAGCCAATACATCCCTGTCAATGAAAGTTCCACGTTCGAAAAGCACATCGTTTCGTTCGATGTTTACGGTTTCACCCGTGCTTTCATCGATGAAAGATTCTTCCCATGTCTTCAATACACGCTTGACAATGAACTTGTTGAGCATCTTTTTGGGGTCGGAAGTCACATACCGTACTTCGTCTTTTCTTGTTTCAACCATAGCCGTTATTTATTCATTAGGTTTTTCATATCTTTGCATAACACGAGCTTAGCTGATTTTTTAGCCGGAACAGCTACTGTAGCTCCTGTGCTGATATTGCGGGCTGTCTTAGGAGCTGTAGTTACGACCTTGATTGTGGCAAAGCCTCGGATGAATACGCTTTCACCCGTTCTGAGTGATTTGCAGATTGCACCAACTACCGCTTCTGTGGCTGTTATAGCCTCCGAACGACTTAAAGTCGTGTTGTTGACAACGTGGTCAACGATTTCTTTCTTTGTCATTTTGAACCAATTTTAAGGTTAATAATTTCTTTTCCAATTTCTTTGTCTGTTGTCTGATTACCCATGCCCGACACACATTGCGCTGACCGGGTAGGGTATCGTATATCTTTGCAGCATCATTGAGATACTTGACAATTTTCTGAATGTCCGTCTTACATATTTCCATATCATCCTCCCCCATTCGTGAACAGGTTTACAAGTTCATCGAAATAGACTTCATCGGTAGGGATGTTGTCATCGGAGTTCATGATCTGATTGGCTACATTCTTCTTATCCTGTATCAGTCTGTAGATAACTCCGTCAATCGTACCTTTGGCAAGGAGATAGTAACAGGTAACGTTGTCCTTCTGACCGATACGATGTGCACGGTCTTCGCACTGGGCGCAATCGCAGAACGTCCATGGAAGTTCTATGAATGCCACCGTTGATGATGCCGTTAGCGTCAATCCTACTCCGGCTGCTTTGATGGAACAGATGATAAGGTTTACATCGGGATTGTTCTGAAACGCATCGACCGAAGCCTGTTTGTTGATGGCACTATCCCGACCTGTAACCGTTACGGCACGGGGAAATTCCTTTTGCAGCTGGTCCACTATCTCATGGAGGGAACAGAACACAATGAGCTTCTTCCCACTGTCAAGGAACGTGCGGATGAAATCTACCGATTGGGCTATCTTCCCTTTGGTCGCCAAGGAACGCAATGTCATGAAACGCACAAGTGCTTCCATGCGCATTTTGCGGCGAATCTCCCAGTCCGTACATTCGGTGTATTCCTGCAAGTATGCAGCAAGGTCGGCAGCTGCAAGGTTGTATTCCTTATCATTTGAAATCTCTACAAACAAGTCAACACGGGTCTTGTCTGGCAATTGGGGCAACACCTTTGATTTTTCCCTACGAATCATGCAAGTGTCATAGAGTTGCTTGGAGAGTTCGGACAATGGTACGGCAGGTTCCGCTTCCTTGTCCTTGGGGTCAGTACAATAGTCGGCAATGAACTTGGCACGACCGCCAAACTCTCCTATGCGGTCCATTATGGACAGCTGTGCAATCAAATCTTCGGGACGATTGACTACAGGCGTACCCGAAAGAAGTATGCACCACTCCTTACCGACTGACAATCCTTTGGTGAAGATGGTCTGTTGTGCGGAAGGGTCTTTGACACGGTGACTTTCGTCTATGATGATGGACTTGAACATCCGTATCTGTGGGCAGAACACCACGTCTTTAAGACGGAACTGCTTGCCATCGCTCTTGATGTCCCACACGAAGTATTTGCGTAGGCTCTCGTAGTTCACTATCGCCACTTGGTGCATACCCATTGAAAGCAGGTAACCCCATGTGGTACGGACGTTGTTGTCCAGTACAAGAGCGCTCTTGTCCGTGAACTTCTGAAACTCACGTTGCCAATTGATTTTGAGTGAGGACGGGCAAATGACAAGGCACGGATAGGCATCAGCGGTATCGACAATGCCGATACTTTGCAGGGTTTTTCCCAAACCCGGCTCATCGCCAATGATGATACGCTTGTGCTCCAATCCGAAGCAGATACCTTCACGCTGGTATTCGTAAGGCTCGACACGCAGGTTATGTTTCAGTATGTTGTTCATTACTTAAAGTTCTCTATTTCTGTTATTAAATCTTCTTTGTCTATCCCTTTGATGTACTTGTGAAGTACAAGGTCTATGCATTGGTTGTAGAACCGCTCAAACTCGTGTTGCTCCATCGAAGCAAATGATATGCTTTTGTACTCTATCTCCTTTTCGCCCCTTTCGTTGACTGTAGATGTGTAATGTCCCAAGTCACGCTTGAAGCGGCGGAGCATATCTTCTTCGTTGTGGACTTGCCAATGTTCCGCAAGGTTGGACGGGAGATTGTCGAATGTGAGGCGAAGCAGCGCAAAGAACTTCTTGTGATGTTCGTAATTGCGTGGATTGCTTACCTTGCACTTGACAATTGAGCCGACACGAAGCCGTTTCTTCAAGTCGTAGTCGCTATCGTATAGCGGTACAAGACCGTAGGGCGTTACCTTGCAGAATATATCCATATCAGAAGCAGATGTTATAAGGTTTTCCTTTCAACGTGGGGCGCTTTTTCTCGATGAAGCGCATTAAAGCTTCTTCTTGGATAACTTGCCGTACACCGTCCTTGTGACCGACTGCCATATATGTCGGCATCCGTAGTGTGCATATAAACCTGTCATGCAGCATTACATCGAATGTTATATATTCCCCTGTGGACATAGGCACCAGTATTGAAAAGCCAATTCTTCATATTTCTCACGACCACGATTATATATGTCATCGTCACGGAAGATGAACTTCTTGAACACCTTGCAGTTCTTTTTGCTGATGCCATAAATGAAGTCCCTGTTGCTACGGGCGATGTCCATGTACCAGGCACGGCTTCTATCCCAATCGAAGAAGTCAACCGCTTCATCGAACTGTTTCTGTGATGTGGCGAAAGTGGTTTTGAGGTCGCCACCGAAGCTGCACTGTGGCAACCACCAGTCCCACTTGCAACGTGTGTCGAGCGTGAAAGGGAAGTCGCAGTACGTGAACTGCTGTGCCTTGTTCACCATGAACCGTTGCGTATCGGCACATTTG